AGGACGGGGCCAGACTGGAGAACTGCACATCCAGATTGCGAAGTGATGGAAAGCCGTACCTACGATTTCTGTTACAAAATGATGCGGGCCATATTGGGAGATGTAGAAGAGGAACAAATCCGTCTAGATAACAAAATTATTAAGACCATGGCGAAAGAGCTATGTGTGCATAAACAAATCGTGTAAATGACAATTACAACGGTTGTAAATATTGCATTGTCAAAATTAATTATGTTTGCATTATGTATATGAATACAATCCAACGTAGATTTTTACTATTTATAATAGGATGCATTGGTACTCGTACACTACTCGCGATTCTCGCCAAAAATATTGATATCAACAAATTAACGATATTAGGATATATTGCTCTATTGCCCGCGTTTGGGTTCATTTACATATATCTAACCGGTTCTAGAAAAACAGGTGCTGAAGTAGGAGGTGAAAAAATATGGTGGAATAGTTTAAGGCCTGTACACTCATTTTTGTATTTCTTATTCGCCTACTATGCTATTACACAAAATAGAAGCGCATGGATGGTGTTAGCACTTGATGTATGTATAGGTCTAGTAGCATTTCTGTATCATCATTATACCGAAGGCAGTTTCAAAAAGCTGGTTGACATTTGAACAAACCGTTGAAGCGTATCCACATGCATATAGATACAATTATAACTGTTATTAAATTTGGTGAGGTAACCTCAAATGTGGGTGTAATTTATTTCTATGAATATATGTAAGGAGAAATATGCGAATACTATCGTGGAATATTTTAGCATCAGAATGGATAAAAAAATCATACTATAAAAACGCGAATCATTCCATACTTTTTAATCGAAAAAAGCGTTGTGAAAAAATAATGGAAATGATAAATAACATTGACGCGGATATTATATTATTGCAGGAAGTTATGCCAGAAGAACGATTACAAATTATGAAAATGTTAAGAAATACATATATAATTTCGCCTATACAGCAAATAAAATGGCAATACAAAAAAGATAATAAAAGTGGAAATATGACTATGCTAAAACGAACCCCTTTTTCCAATCATGATGTACATCATTTCTCAAAGGAGTATGGTATATACACACAATGTATACATAATAATACAAAATACGAAATTATTAACCTTCATTTGGATGATATATCTAGGACAAAACGACACGAACAAATGGAAGATGCCTATAATACATTACGGCATGGTAATTATGTACACATTATAGGCGGTGATTTTAATCATGTATATAGAAAAGACAGTAAACTATATCATCAAGATGGGTTTGATGTACATAATACATGCGTAACGTATTATAATGAGCGCAATATGAATATAGATAATATACTAACTAAGGGTGCACGTAAGTACACTGAATCAAAATGTTATGCAAAGCCGTCTTCAATTAATGAAGGTATATTGCAATATGGTTCCGACCACTTACCAGTAATTACCGAAATTATAGTTCAAGTGTAAATATAAGTATCTATATTGAAAGTTTTGACGCGTAACAGTATAAATATTTTATCGTAATATAATATATTTATATCGAATAATGAGTAATACATCATATCGACGTTTAGACGAATTGTTGGAAAAACGTCCTTTGCCATTCAAGTTTGGACAAGTGCGTTTGGGGTTGGCAAAACAAATACCAACTACAAGCGAATTTGAACCATCTTCCAATGATAAAGACGAAATAATTCAGTCAGATGATGCAGATGCAAATCAAAAAGAGGAAACTGCGGAAAAAAAAGAGGAAACTGCAGATACGAATCAAAAAGAGGAAACTGCAAATACGAATAAAATGCAAGATGAAATTGTATCCACCATGAAAATCGTAGATAAACGTAAAACAAGCATGTTAGATCGACTTGCTGTACTAAAACGAATACAAAATAAAATGTTGGATACGGTCGATGCGAGTGCCAAGGTGGATGAAAAACCTCTCGATCCAACTATTATATCTTCTACAAGCACAGCTCCAGTCATAACAGACCGTGCAATACGTATGGAAAAACCCAGAATTAAATCAAACGAATCTATCATAATTAAGGCAGTAAATACGGCTGCGCCAACAATATTGGTTGAAGATATAATAACTGAACCAACGGCAGACATAGTGAAAGAGCCAGTAAAGAAGCCACGTAAGTTGAAGCTAGTGGGACAGAAAGAGGTAACCGAACCAATCGGCGAAGTGGATTTAACAACGGCTGTAATACGTACGCAAAAGGTCGCAGATAGATTACCAAAAGAGCGAGAAAAAGTAATTATAAAGGCGCCTAGTTATTACATGAATAATCGTAAGATTTTCGTACAAAAAATGGCCGAAATATTTGCGCCGTATCAAGCAGAAATACAAGATGTGACGTCGAAAATATCATGTAATACCCAATCTACGAGTGACGAATTTGATTTATTAACACATCAAAAGATTGTACGAGATTATTTGAATATATACACCCCCTATCGAGGGTTGTTGTTATATCACGGTTTGGGTTCAGGTAAAACATGTACATCCATAGCGATTGCAGAAGGTATGAAAAGTGATAAGCGAGTGTTTGTCATGACTCCGGCTTCCTTGAAAATGAATTTTTTCAGTGAAATGAAAAAATGTGGAGACGAATTATATAAAAAGAATCAATATTGGGAATTTATATCGATAGAAGGCAACCCGACTTATGTGGGTATTTTATCTCGAGCATTGTCATTATCTTCTCAATATATAACTGAAAATGGAGGTGCATGGTTAGTTAATATTAATAAAGAACCGAATTATACGATGTTATCCGTGCCTCAGCAAAGTTCGGTAGACGAGCAATTAAATGCCATGATAAGAAGCAAATACACTGATATTAATTACAATGGGTTGAATGAGCGAAAAATGAAAGATTTGACAGGTGATTATAGTCGTAATCCATTTGATAATGCGGTGATAGTAATCGACGAAGCACATAATTTTGTAAGTCGCATTGTAAATAAAATCAAGATGCCGAATTCAATATCTTATAAGCTATACCATTATTTATTGAGCGCGTCGAATGCAAAAATCGTATTATTAACCGGTACACCCATTATTAACTATCCCAACGAAATAAGTATTTTGTATAATATATTACGGGGGTATATTAAAACGTGGACAATTCCCATTTCGTGGAAAAAGACCGAAAAATTAAATAAAGATACTATTCTTAGCATGTTGGATGACGCGAATCTAAAAACGTATGATTATGTGAATTACAGTGATAATAAGTTGACTCTTACACGTAATCCATATGGATTTATTAACACAAGGAAACGGGGTACATTGCAGGGTACAAAGCGTGCTCCAATTAAAATGAAGGAAACTGCGAATAAGACGCGTCGCAAACAAGAGGGTGGAAATAGTGATGTGTTTGACCGTTACAATGGCGTTCGATTGGACGAAAGCGGTAATATTACCGATGCTCAATTCTTAGACAGTGTATTACGTGTATTAAAAAGCAAGAAAAATGAGATTTCAGTGAAAGATGCGTTAATAGAAGAAATAAATCATAAAGCGTTGCCGGATGACCGTGATGCTTTTTTTTCCAGCTTCATTGATGCAGACCAGAATCAAACGAAAAATATAAACGTGTTTCAACGCAGAATATTAGGATTAACGTCTTATTTCCGTAGTGCACAAGAAGAATTATTACCGAGATTCGACCTTACTGAGAATGGAGATACTTATCATATTGTGAAAACGCCTATGACACCACATCAATTTGGTATTTACGAAAAAATACGTAAAGAAGAAGCCGACCGCGAAAAGAAATCAACAAAAATGAAAAGAATGCGTAGTTCTAAGGCAGACGAGTTGTATAACGTATCTTCTACGTACAGAATATTTTCGAGAGCCGCGTGTAATTTTACGTTTCCTTCAGGTATAGAACGTCCTGTGCCTGGAATAAAAAATCATGATAATGCGGATAATATTGATGAAAAGGCATTAGATAATATTGTCGGGGTTCAGCTAGATTATGAAGGTGATATGCAATACGCGAATACGAATGATGTAATAGATACCACATATGCAAAGAGAATAGAAGCGGTGATGGAACAAATAAATCGTAAAATAGAAGGCACTGAAATGAGTGAATATTTGTCCAAAGATGCATTGCCTGAATACAGTCCAAAGTTTGCAAAAGTATTGGAAAATATTATGGATACAGAAAACAAGGGTTTGCATTTACTTTATAGTCATTTCCGTACAATTGAAGGAATTGGTATTATGAGGTTGATATTATTATCAAATGGAATGGCAGAATTCAAACTAAAGCGCGAAGCGGAAGAGTGGGTGTTAGATATTGCCGAAGAAGATATGGAGAAACCCAAATTTGTGTTATATACAGGAACCGAATCCGCTGAAGAAAAGGAAATTATACGTAATGTATACAATGGTACTTGGGGATTTGTACCTCAACCCATTGTAGATGAACTACGTAAACATGCAGAAAATAATATATATGGCGAAGTGATAAAAATGATTATGATTACATCGTCTGGTGCGGAAGGTATTAACTTGCGAAACACCCGATTTGTCCATATTGTAGAACCATATTGGCATATGGTACGTGTTGAACAAGTCGTAGGACGTGCACGACGTATATGTAGTCATCAAGATTTGCCGGAAGAATTACGCACAGTAAAGGTGTTTTTATATGTAGCTACATTAAGTGAGCAACAAAAAACAGACGAACGAAATGTGGAACTTCGAATTCGAGATATTAGTCGCGTAGACAAGAAAACCCCGGTTACGACGGATGAAACACTGTATGAAATTGCTAGTTCGAAACAGCGAATCAATAATGAAATTCTACGTGCGATTAAAGAAACCGCGGTTGATTGCAATATATATTCTGGTTCAAAACAAGGCACAAACGCGGAACCATATGTTTGCTATGGGTATGGATTGGTCGAATCGAACAACTTTTCATCTTACCCATCCTTTGAAGTAGATAGTACCGTAAAAGAAGGATTAGATGTCAAAACAGTGAGTTGGAAGGGCGTGAAGAAAACCATTGATGGAATAAGTTATGCATTAAATCCCAAAACAAATCAACTGTATGACTTAGATAGTTTTAAACGAGCACAGCAAGGACAAGGACAACCCATTTATGTTGGACAATATGCCATGCAAAACGGTATACCGATGATAATTCGTGAAACAAAGTAAAGGGGGTGTAATATTGTATATAACAAATTATATACAATATAGGATAGAAAGCGCATGTATTTTACCATTTAACCCCGTAATGAATGCAAATGTCCCATTTTACACCGATGAACATTTACACCCTTGAAGATTTAAAATGGGACAAAATCCCATAAAAATTAACAAAGTTTGCCTATTTACACCTTTGCACATTTTGGATGCGCAAAGGTGTAAATGCGTGTAAATTTTGGTTTTGATAGTTCGTCTAAACTACCTGATAAATTCTTGCTGCTTGATAAATAATGTGGTCTTACTTTATTATTTGTCGCATTATAAGCAATTCTGTAGATATTTGTGGCTCCATTAACATATCTATTCCAATAACCGCACCCGTTCTTACGACGAATCAGTCCGTGGATTAAGACATTACTACTTCTATAAGGTTTTAGGATTTTTCTCAAATCATTATTTTCTTACAAATACCTATTTCACATTTGGGACACATACAACTGATTAGACCGTTTCACATAGGTTTGCAAACCAGGAGTAAAATAGGTGTCACGAATCGCTAGCGGAGGTGACAAGTAATTTATGCTAAATTATTATTTTTTTAATATTTAGTAATATTTTTTAATATTTAGTAATATTATAGAATGCCTGTTATCATTTTAACAATCGATGGCAAAGAAGTCTATAATTCAAATATTAGTAATAACATTGAAGCTAAAACACAAAATGATGATTCAAAAGTAATAACTGAGGATATGGTTGAACAAGTTCTAAACCCTCAAAAAGACAAAGAATACTATTACTTTATAGGCGACAAAAATGAAGACGGTAAGCGAGTTTATAAACAAGCGAAACTAATAAAGATAACTTCTATGGTCGAACATGATAACTACGCCTCTAGAACTATACCTACTTATGTATTAGAAAAAGATGGAAACACAATAGATAAAGCTGGATGGGATAATACCGAAATTAGCATGCTATACAGGTTAAAAAAACCAAGTGGGGGGAGAAGAAAAACACAAAGAAAAAGTCGCAAATAAATTTGAACATAGACCTGTCGTCTTTATTCAAACCGAATGAAACAAAGTAATGGGAGGTGTAATATTGTATATAACAAATTATATGCAATATAGGATGGAAAGCGCATGTATTTTACCATTTACACCTTTTTACATTTCAAACGCCGATTTTCTCGGCATAAAAAAACAAAAAAATGTAAAATCAATAGTAAGGAATTTCACCTTACAATTGCCTAATTTTTAATATTTAATATTATTATAGAATGTCTGTTATCATTCTAACAATCGATGGCAAAGCAGTCTATGAATCAAAAATTAGTAATAAAATTGAAGGTGGAACAGATAATGATGATTCAACAGGTAATGATGATTCAACAGGTAAGGATGATTCAACAATAATAGGTAAGCACATGGTTGAAATAGTTGAATCCCCTGTCATAGGTGACGAGTACTATTACGACACAAGCGAACTTGTTGACGGCACTCAAACAGTTTTTAAAAAAGCGAAACTAACAAAAATAAAGGAAGAAACACGCTCAGAATATGTAGAACCTGACTATGAAAATACTTTTCAAAGATATTTAGGGACTGTTAAATACAATGCATATATATTAGAAGATAAACACGGAAAAACAATAGACAGAATACCTTTTGCAGATATTAGAAACCTATACAAACCAAAAAGTATTGGGGGGAGAAGAAAAACACAAAGAAAAAGTGGGGGGAGAAGAAAAACACAAAGAAAAAGTCGCAAATAAATTTGAACATAGACCTGTCGTCTTTATTCAAACCGAATGAAACAAAGAGCGGTTATGGGTTGTGGAACAGAGACTGTAATTGAGCATACAATATCTGCAAGATAGCATACCAAGCGATAGATAAGTTAGAAAGACCAACTTATCTATGTAGAGAAACAAGTAATCAGGCACTAAAACCGAGTTTCCATAAAAAAGAAATCTACACGGTCTGTAATGACCAAACCTTGAATTATTTATGTGACAAACCATCATAGGTGGTTTGCATTTTAATTGATTTATCGGTAACGTTGCCCTTGAATATCTAATGAACGTCGATTGGGCGTTCCATTAGATATTCAAGGGTGTAATTCTTCAATTGAGTTAAAATCTTCTACGTTGGATTACAATTCCTTCGACTTTATACCAGTATTCATCTATATTATCGAACGATTTAAACGACGAACCGTCTATAAATACGACTTCAATAGATGCATTGATTATTTCCCCGGTTGCATTTATTGTATATGCACCGGTTGTATTTACTTTACTAACTTGTTTATGTTCAAGTGGAGCAGAACCATCCGTTGCGACTATAGTTCCCGCACTATCTGTATATATAGTAATCATAACACCTGAAAATGAACCAGCTCGCATAATATCGGTTATATCATTATTCAACTTGGCATAGTTTGATGTATTGAATTGTGTAGTCATTATATACTAAATAATTATATATTAATATATCATTATATAATAAAGTTGCATAAAAGAATTATATTCCTAAACATATTATATTGTAATTGCGTATAAATTAAATACATGGTTGTAATTTGGCTGCGTAAGATTATAATATTTTTGTTTGAATTACAACTATAGATACAGAAAATACATTTAATCAAATAAAATATAAAAACAAACGCACTATTAAGTTATTATATACATTCTATCCAATGAATGAAGATAACAATGTAATGACAATAAAAACGGTACAGATTCAGCCAATACGTAATATGATAACCGCCATCAAAGATATTTTGACAGATGCCACGATAACGTTTACAAAGGATGGATTAAAAATAATTAATTTTGATAAAACGCATACTATTTTGGTGAATGTAACCCTTAATTCGTATAAATTCGAGCAATATGATTGTGAACCTGAAAAAATTATTGTATGTGCAAATACATTGCATTTGTTTAAAGTGATTTCGACCATGTCTAATGATGATACTTTATCGATGTATATAGAAAAGGCGGACTATCATGACGGAGTCGTATCGCATTTGGGGTTACAATATGACAACGGTGATATCAAACAGTGTTACAGCCAGAAGTTGCGATTAATTGACCCAGATATGGAAGAACTCGTGGTTCCTGATGTGGAATATTCGACCATTATTAATTTGCCGACAACTGATTTCCAAAAGATTATTCGTGATTTGAATGGAATATCCGACCGTATTGAGATTAAGTCAGTGGGGAATGATTTGATATTTTCTTGTGAAGGAAATTTTGCTAGTTCTAAAATCTATCGTTCGGAATCCGGTGGAAATATGGAGTTTATTCAAAAGAAAGATGCGTCGGTGGTGATACAAGGCGAGTTTTCATTGAAGAGTTTGAGTCATTTTATCAAGTGTACCCCACTTTGTACTCATTTGGAGATGTATTTGGGCAATGACCTCCCACTCATCGTGAAATATGACGTGGCATCGCTCGGATCGATTATGTTATGTTTGGCCCCGTTACCTCCTGCATAAAGATAGATACTAACAAAATAAAAAACAAACAATGTTGTTCAAATGTGTACAATTTATTACACCATAATAACATTGTCATTCTTTTCTGGAATTTGGGATGGTTGTGTGGTTTTATCGGGTACAACCCGATTATATTTGGCTGAAACATACTTATAATATAAACAGCAGCTTAGCATCATACCGATAGAACAATATATCACTACATGATATATTGTTGATAAATAACAACAGTTTGTGTGAGACCCTTCACAGCAATATCGATTGTCATAATCGTAACAAAAATTATCAGTATATGGCATTTCGTACCAGTGACAATCATTTGAAGCGGATAATTCGGTTTGACAAGCGTATTCACATATATTAATTGCATTCATGTACGAACTAGCAGTCGATGTAGGTATTGCAGTGGGTATTAAACCAACATCGAGATATAGAATGGTACAATGTCGAATATCATCCGTACAACAATCATATAACTCGTCGAAACGCTGACATGTGTTTGTAGTGTTGCAAACATGCACATATTGTAGAAATGTATAATTGCAGTTTACACGATGGTATAGGTCAGTAAATACGCATGTAGATTCGTTAAAACATGACATGTTAATAATAATAATAATATGAGTCACTTTATTAGGTATGTTATATATTCAATTTTATAGGAAAAAGGACTCGTGTACTAATTTTATTGGCGTATATTTTGTTTTTGTTCCATCCACATACATAATTTCTTTGTATGCATGTTGATATCTGGAAATAATAGTTATAAGTTCTGCATATTGACACACATTTCGTTCAAATACCACCGCTTCTGCTTCCTTATACGGTATCCCATATTCGATTATTCGTTGTTTCCAGATGGCAGTAGCGTCATTTAACAATTGGTTTGAAATGGGTGTATCCGGAAATACGGGTAAATGTCCGTATAAATAATATCGTCCTTTCGCCCATTGTTCGCGAGAGGTTTTATCATATTGTGCTAATACACGGGTGTCGATATCTGTAAAATATTCTGCATGTCTTTCTGTAAATGCAATCAAGTCGCGCAAGGTAGGATTATATGGATGAAGTTTGAAATAATTAAACTCGTATTCGGCTGACATGGTGTCATGTATAAATTTATCGCTCTTATGTTACGTTTTATGCTTCAATTTTTTACATAATCTACCATTTATGTTGCATTAATCGCTTATAGTACAAATCACAGTCATGGTCTCCTGCTCGCCAGCACTGAAATAGAGTAAAATCGTACCATTTAAATTGATTATAGTCGGTAAAAATGGAATACGATTTTTCAAATAAACGAATTGTTTTTCCAACATGGTGATATTTATACATTGGAAATGCAGTGACGATATCTCTATCATTAGTTACACGATAATGTGTAAGATTGGGCGTGGCATCGAATGCTTTTTTCCATTCTGCATTACCAACCCGTGGACTAGCAAAGGAAACAACGGTAACATGATGTGTTAACTCGTTTGCAAGAATAAATCCGGACAATGTCGCCAAAGCTGCTCCTAAGCTGTGACCAGTCACATACAATGAAAAATCCGGATGTTCATTCAATAATTGTTTGACGGTTTCGAGTATTTTGTCATACACCCCCTTTTGATGCAATTGTTTGTAGAAACCACTATGAACCCAAATATGGTCTTTTAGGTGGTGTTTACGTATTTGTAGGTCATAAAACCAATCCTTGGACGATTCACTTCCGCGAAATACAACACATATTCGTTTGTCGGTTTCGTTGATAGTTATACCGACTTGAACATCGGTTTCTTCTTCACTAATAAATAAACAAACTTTTCCGGACGGAGTATTATTTGCAATATCAATCAACGCAGATTTACGGGTTTCGCTTAGACCAAGTGTATCAATTAATCCTTTCTCTTTTACTTTATTCACGAAAGATTCAATCGTTTCATTCTTGTCATCCACGGTAAACGTCTTTCCGTAGTTATAGACTAACATTGTAATACGAAGTAATTCAACTACATCCGCATGCGGTATTAAGTTAGATAAAATAGGTGATTCTTCAGTCGACATGTTCGTATACATTAAAAGAAGTAAAAAATATTACACTAAATACGGTATGTCCAACATGTTAATACAACCAACGTTGTGAACTAAATAACAACAGTCTTGGTATTTTGTGTAATTACTGTACCTGGTATGTTAGTAGGTTGAACATTTTGAATGGTTGTGTATATAATACATACTTTTTGTTGTGATTTATACTTGGAATGTTGTTTACATAATATAGCACCTTGTTTGGCAATATACATCAGTTGTTTCTTGTTAAATTGAACATTGGGAGGAATAGTAGCAACTACATGAGATGATGAATGGTCGTTTACATGAAACCATAAATCAACCGGTTCCGCCGATTCAATAACCGCAAAATTATCCTGAGCATTTTGACCAATTTTGAATTGGATGTCGAGTCCTAATGCATCAATATATCTGGTTTCGTGCTTCATTGTTTGTTCGATGATTTATAAATTAGAATCTATTATAATTTATAAACATATCAATTTTTCAAAATTCGGGTTCATGTTTTTTAAATAAACAGCCTTGCTTTAATAAATTTGGAATAGTAATAATACTATTTGGGTCTTGTAATTTGGTGTTAGACAACCAAATTTTGATGATGCAAAAGTTTTTCTTAGGAGAAATGGTAATTCCATTTACATAAGCACTATGTTCGCTTTTAATACATAGAGATTCACCACATAATCCGTAAAATAAATTTTTCCATACTTCCGGAACATGCTTGTTACTGACTTTGTATGAAAAACACCCACCATTTCGGTTTTTAGGGTCTTCCCACATGGGTGTAATCCCTTCCCTCATCACAAAAAGCATACAGTTACGGACAACATGTTCATGTATTTGGCTATTTAGTGCAATAACCGCTTCTACGCTGTCGATATTGCCCATTAAAACCGTATAGCTGGATAACTCCCAGCTTTTATTTTCTGGTAAATGGTAATACATATTCCATTTATCATTTAAAGAATGTAATTGGGTAGGAATACTCACTGCATCCATAGTGATTACGCCCGTATATTATATCCAAAAGAATCTTTATACCCTTTCGATACCATTATTTTGTGGTAGATTTACACCTTTTAACATAATCCTCTTTGTTAAGTTGAATATATTCTCCTGTTTTTAATTGAAACATATTAATGTTATTATCCATAATGTCGACCACATATTCGTTTACAAAGTGAACCTGAATATTATGATAATCAAAATACCGTTTTAAAAATGTTTTCGAAAATAGTTCGTTATTCACATACAGCCATGATTTGTCTATTTCGATTGGATATTTTTTCAAACCGATTTTTACCGACACAGATAAAAATTGTACCTTCGATGGTACATTAAAGTCGTCCACGTGGTTTAGTTTGATAGGGTCGTTCGGTTGAACGCGTGAAACAATCATATTGTTGTGCTTTGCATATAATAATTTATCAATATACACGTCATTTAGATTGATTTGGCTTAATGAAAATGCATCCATGTTAAATTTACGAATAAAGGTATACGTATTAGACATAGAATCATTATCATAAATATAGCTATATTTTTCTATATTTTTAAGATAACAACCAGGTTGTTCTATTCCACAACACATTAGTTGATTTGATGTTATCCAACAAGGATGCAGTGGTTCAATCGGGTATTTATTATAAATGGCCAATAACCATTGATAACCATACAAACCAACATCCGTTGTTTGTGTGATGATTGGGTGGCATTTATAAATAGTCGTTATGGCTCTTGTTAGTTTATTTTTTAAACGACTATAATTAGTAAGTGCTAAAATGGCAAATGTGTTTACATTTTCTTGAAAGTATTTGTTGTATAGGTTGGTAATATAATCGTTTATTTGACTTCGATGTGTATCTGCATAAAACATAGTACTACAACCAATCAGGTGTGCTATTAATAATACCCAGTAAATATCCTCCATTATAGAACATCTAGATTGAATATTTTTATATAGGTTCTCGTACATATTTGTTGATTCGAATAACTTAATGTAAAAATTTATATATGTATTGTAAGTTGTGTACAAATGTCTCCCCCGAAGTGTCAAAATGGATTATTTATTTTTCACCGAGATTTGCGCATGCAAGATAATGTTGGGTTAATAGAAGCATGTAAACGATGTAAACATGTATATACCTGTTTTATATTCACTCCGGAACAAGTTACTGAACAAAACAAGTATCGTTCTCAAAATGCAATTCAATTTATGATAGAAAGTTTAGTCGAATTGCATGAAGCGATTCATAAATCCGGTGGAAGGTTGATTACTATGTATGGGGACCATGCTCTTTCCGTTGCTTATTTAATTAAAAAGTTGAATATTGAATGTGTGTATTTTAATCGCGATTATACGCCTTATGCGATTAAACGTGATAATCAGGTTCTCGAATTGTGTAAAAATAAAGATACAAAATGTGAATATTTTGAAGATTACTATTTGTATCCACCGGGTACAGTGACTACCGGTTCGGGTATGCCATATAAGAAATATACCCCTTTTTACAATGCAGTCATTCATGTAGATGTACGTCCAATTACAAAATATACGTTTGCAAATCTAGCTGCAATTACTTCATCCGTATATGAATCTTTTGAACATACGATTTCTTTACATACCGCTTTTCGTAAATATGCAAGTAATAATAAAAATATATTAGTACATGGCGGAAGAACGGAAGGAATTGCCAAATTAAAACACGGATTACGAGAACAAGCACATTACGACGAGACACGAGACTTTTTTGTCAATAAAACGACCCATTTGTCATCACATATCAAATTTGGTTGTGTTTCTATTCGAGAAGTATACCATACTTTTGCAAAAAAATATGGAATAAAACATGGAATCATAAGAGAACTTATATGGCGAGAGTTCTTTGCGCATGTTCTCTATGGATATCCAAAAGTGGTTGGAAAATCGTATCAAAAACGATTTCAGCAATTAGATTGGGAGAACAATCGTGCGTGGTTTAATAAATGGAAGTCGGGAAATACAGGGTTTCCATTGGTAGATGCATGTATGAGAGAAATGAATGCAACTGGTTACATGCATAATCGCGGTCGAATGACAGTGGCTAGTTTTTTAATAAAAGTGTTGTTAATTGATTGGCGATGGGGAGAACAATACTTTGCCCAACAGCTAACTGACTATGATTTGGCCTCAAATAATGGAAATTGGCAAGGAATTAGTGGAACCGGAGTGGACATGAAACCGTATTTCCGCGACATGAATCCATGGATTCAAAGTGTGAAATTCGATAAAAACGCGGAATATATTAAAAAATGGGTACCTGAATTGGAGAACGTGGATGCAACCGATATACATAAATGGTACGAACGTCATGCAAATCCTGCGTATAAAAGTGTCAAATATCCAGAACCAATGGTGGATTATGATGCACAAAAGAAAAAAATGATACACATGTATGAGTCTGCGTAAGCATAACGCTACACAATATGTAAAAAATTGAAGCAGAAAAAGTATTTTAATAAGCTGCATCAATACAAAATCGGCGTAAATCGTCATACAATATGGAGAACCAACTGAAACTAAGAATCAACATCCGTATCCCGGACATAGTTGTACATCGACCATTAGGAATAAAGCGTTTTGCGGAATTACAACTACCGGTTACATTACGGTTACAAGAACCACAATCGGCTCAACTCATTCGTTATTTACCTACTACACAAACAAATAAACGCGTTGCACAGAGACACAGTGATAGGTAAGATTGTTGGTTTCTTTTCATGATTCATTACAATGAATAATGAATCATGAAGTTCAATTAGCGAATAGGCTGTTATGAAGTAAAATACAAAAAATAAAAACGATTATATAAACGTGCAGGCCAGCATGTTTTTTTTCAAATCTGGATAATTTACAATATAATATTATTATATCACAGAAATACTATTTGTACGTGATGTATTGTTTTTTATAAAAATCAAGGAACAG